CACAATAAAAAGATTGACATGCACCGCAAGTGATGTTATACTATGTGTATGCTTAAGAAACGAGCGTTATCCAGGAGCAGAGACACCATGACATTACCAGATGAAAGATACCGTGCTGTAAAGTATGCACAAGACTTCTTGTCACGACTAGCGGGTGGGCAATATGCTCGTGTACCCAAGGCAGTTCGTGCGGAAGCCCGCAGCATACTCCGCCACTATCCAAACGCCTGGGACATGGATCGCGCAGCTGAATCAGCGCCGGATGTGTTTCAGCAGCAGATGGAACCTTTATATCGCATGATCAAGCAGCGTGATCTAGAACAGAATCCAGAAACCACTAACACATTAGGGGATCACACATAGCAGCACACGGGCCCCTAGCTCATGTTGGTTAGAGCAGTGGACTCATAATCCATTGGTGCCGTGTTCGACTCACGGGGGGCCCACCATACAGCAGCACGCCTTAGCTCAGTTGGATAGAGCAACAGCCTTCTAAGCTGTAGGTCACTGGTTCGAATCCAGTAGGCGTGGCCAACGTTAGCAGCAGCTGAGCGCAGCGTACTCTAGCCCGGATGGTGGAATAGGTAGACACAAGAGACTTAAAATCTCTCGCTCTAACAGGCGTGCCGGTTCGATTCCGGCTCCGGGCACCAAGTACAGCAGCATGCAGCGGAGAAGGAGAGTGCCGCAGCTGACGCCAAAGTGTAGCCAAAATGCCACACTTTGGATATCCTGTGGATAACTCTTGGCTACCGGTATCGCGAACCAGAAACCCTAGACACGGTAGGGTCAAATCCGTTCGGTTGACACTTCGGCGATTTGGCCTTATAATAGAGCTATGACACAGACAAACACCACTCGTAAAAAGCGCACAGACCGCAATCATATCATATATGAACTGCGAGTCAACGGACTCAACTACATTGGCGTCACTGCCAAGACAGAAAGCACTATTAATAAGTCAGTGCTGGCTCGTGCAGCCAAGCACTTCTATCGTGCCAAAACAGAAACCAAGAACTGGCTCTTGTGCCAAGAACTTCGCAAGTTGGCTGACAAGAGCGAGATTGAAGTATACGTACACGAAGTCATCCGTGGCAAGGCTGCGGCTCACAAGCGTGAAGTTGAAATCCGTCGGGCATTGCAGCCTGTTCTTAACACTGATACAAGAGGAGATTGATATGAAGACAGCCAAGGTTGAAGGACAGACAGTTACCATTGGTGATTGGGTAGGCTTTAAAGCAGACATTGAGCAGAGTGGACAGATCGTAGACATCAAGTCTAGTTATATGGGCCAGGCCTTGGTGTTGGAGAACAAGGGCGGGTTCCACGGAGACTACATTGGTGGGGAAACAATAACCACACAGGAAGCCAGGGATTGTTGGCTGGAAGGTTGACAGTTTGGACGAACTCTGTTATAATAGACACATAGACAACAAAGGAGCAGACGTGAAACAAGACTACACCATGTACATCTACAAGGCGGACAAGCGCACCAAAACGGGTGAGCGTCTGTTCTCTACTACAGTTTGGGCAGACAGGGATGCAGAGGGCATCAAGCGGGAGTGCAATGAACTCTATGACTTGTACCCTGCAACCAAGGGCTGGCGCTTTGAGTGTGTGCCCACAATGAAGACCGTGCGCAACTTGATGACGGGCAAAGATGTGCAGATAGCACACGACACGCCCCGTAGCTGTGATCCTTCAAGCGAACTCTACTGGACCATGTAGGGGTTGACAGGTAGGCATTTTGGTTGTATAATAGACACATGTTAACAAAGGAGCGAACGATGAAAGCATTAGAGAAGTTTTTAAAAGACAAGAATCACTGGAACTCATTCTTCAAGGGTCCCCAGTACAGTCTTAACAGTGCCGCAGAGCGCCAGGCTGTAGCAGACATGATTGATGCCGCACTGAGCCCAGAGAACTTGACCTGCGATGGCGAACTGCCCCGTGCAGAGGTTAACCGTCGCTACAAGGAGTTGATGACAGCGGCTCGTCAGCTGAAAAAGTTTGACCCTGAAGTCAAGTTCTACGAATACGAAACGGAGATCTAAATGCGACACTACGAAGAATTGGCTACCTATGAGCGTGAAGGCTACGAGATTATCGTAGACAAAAGCTACGAGGACCTAGATCCCAAGGACTGCTTTGACGAAAGCTGCTACGACATCAAAGAGATGTACGCAGACATTGAGTCGGGCAAGCTGGACTGGTTCATGCTGCGTGTACGTGTCTTAGTCGAAGGGCTTGAACTAGACTCGGAGTACTTGGGCGGCTGCTTGTATGCAGACCCACGTGAAGTGCTCACGGACGGTACAGCAGAGGATCTCATTGCGCAGAGCATGGACAATGCTAAACAGCAGGTCTATAGACTCTACAAGAAGTTCCAGGATCTAAGCTGGGAGCTGGATGCTGCTGGGGTTGACAGACAAGCTGCTTGATGCTATAATAGACACATACACACAAAGGAGCGCAATGATTACAGCAGACACACTAGAGGTTCTAAGAACCTACAGCCCACAGTACCTAACCAAAGCCGCACAGAACGCAGGCTATAATGGTCCAGTGTTTACCTCCTGCAAGTTCCTAGGCATTACCAACGGCGGGCAGTTCTGCTACAAGGCGGTGTTTCCGGTCAAGGGCGGTACAGATAGTACTAAAGTATTCCTTAGCTATGACCACACAGAGGATAGGGTTATTGCAGACTATCAGTTGACAGAACTGTTTTAAGACAGTATAATAGACACTTAACTTAACAACATTGGAGCGAAACGATGGGAACACGAAGCACTATTGCACTAGAGTACGCGGACGGTACCGTTGGGCAGGTATACTGCCACTGGGACGGCTATTTGGACTACAACGGCAAGATCTTGTTGGATCACTATTCAAACCCGTTCATCCTGCGTGACTTGATCGACTTGGGTGACATTAGCTCGCTCAAGCCCACAATCGGTACCAAGCACGACTTCAGTCACTTTGGTACAGAGATGAATCAGGAAGAGTACGAAGCACTCTACGGCAATATGACTACCTTCTACGGACGTGATCGCGGCGAAGACGGCGTGAGTGCCAAGAAGTTTAAAGACTATGCAGACTACATTGAGAACCACCAGTATGAGGAATACGAGTACATCCTGCGCTCAGTAGGCGGTGAAGCTGTTTGGTTTGTTAAGTGCCACAGCGAAGAGTTCAAACCCTTGTTGCAGGCATTGCTTGAAGAAACAACCGGAGAAATAGTTTAACCCTACAGGCTTAAGGGTTAATACTGAATGGGGTTGACAACAGCCTCATTTGGCATTATAATAGATACTTAGACACACACAAAAGGAGCGAGAAATGGCTACACTAGTTGAGATTGTTGAGGGTTCCTACGGTGCCCGCAAGAACATGATCTATCCAGGCATCCGCCTGCAAATGGTTAAGGACTTTGACGGCGAAGCAATCACCTGCTTGGCTGGCGAAGAGATTGAAAACGGACGCAATCCCTACAAGAAGATTCGCGTCAAGGTCGAGGGCATTACCGCATATCGCGTGGTGTCGCACATTGACGAAGCCCCTGTAGGAGAGAACAGTTTGGTACAGTTAAAGGTAGCCGATACGGCTGTAGCACATATCAGCGATGAGGATCTCATTGAGAAGACTCGTGCTCGCTTCCAAGTACTTACGGACATGACCAAGGCTGTTAAGGCTGGCGATGTACGTGCTATGATTGTGACTGGCCCTCCAGGTGTTGGCAAATCGTTTGGTGTAGAAGAAGTACTTACTAAGGACGACTTGTTCAATACCTTAGGTGAGCGCAAGCCACGCTATGAGATCGTGAAAGGTGCTATGAGTGCCATTGGCTTGTACAGCAAGCTCTACGAGTTCTCAAGCGAGAAGAATGTTATTGTGTTTGATGACTGCGACTCAGTGTTGCTGGACGACTTGAGCTTGAACATCTTGAAGGCTGCTTTGGACAGTTCCAAGAAGCGTACCATCAGCTGGAACACAGACAGCCGTATCCTGCGAAGCGAAGGTATCCCAGATCGCTTCG